CTTTGCAAATTTCTTAAAACATTATTCAATGCGTCACCAAGAGATTGTGCGCCCATCACGGCATCAGTTAAATTTTGAACTAAACCATCTTCGATAGATTTGCCTATTTCATCAAATTTTTCTTTAAGTTTTTTAGCAGCTTCTTCATTAGCTTTTAATAAGTCCTTTTTTTTCTCTAGATTTTTATTTATTTTTTCCATTTCCCCATTTTCTTTAATAACTTTATCTAGTCTTTCCTGTATAGGATTTAACTGTTCATTTATAATATGCAGCCTTCTTTGTGCAGCATTAATTGATCTTTTATCATTTGATTCTTCTATTATTGCCAATTCTTTGGCTTTTTTTATTTTTAAATCATTTATTAAAGCTTCTAATTGCGCCTTTTCACCATCTTTAATTGCTTGTGTTACTTTTTCTTGTTCTTTTCTTTGTTTTATAAGATGCGTAACAATTGCCCCGATACCTGTAGCTACCGCAACAAATGGTATAGCATTAAGAGCAAGAGTTAAAACACCACCGGCGGCGGCAACTTTCATTAAACCAAGACTAACTGCAGCCATTAAAACTGGTAAACCTTTTGCAGCTAAAGCAATTCCTGCAATAACCGCAGCGGCTCCTGCTATCGGCGAGTTCATAAAATTATTAGCGGCTTTTATAAGCTCAGTCAATCCCTTCGTAGTTGCAATTAAAGCAGGTTCTAATGTTCTACCTAATGTTTCCGAAAAATCACGAAAAGCCTCTCCCAAAGAATCAACATTACCAGCAAATCCTTCTGCAGCAGCTTGAGCAAGGCCGTTATAACTTTCTTCAACAATTCGCAGAATCATAGAATGTGCTTCTGCGGTTTGATTTGTTTTCATCAATTCTTTAATTACATCAGTTTGTGTTTTAGTAAAAGCAATACCTGATCTATTTAAATTTGAAAGGTTTCTTTCCGGATCTTGCAATGCTTTGGCTAATTGCATAAATGATGTGCTTACATCTACTTGGTTCACCTGTGCAATATCCGCTGCAGCTTGAGCTACTCGTTCATATGAATCAACACCAATTTTTCTAAAACTTGTTAGTAAGTTAAAACCTCTAGTAAATTCTTCTTGATTAAATAAAGTTTGATTACCTAATTTATTTGCTGCTTCTTGTAATTCATTTAAAGCAAATGTGCCTTCACCTAAATTAACTAAACCTTGTCTAAGAATTTCAACATCTCTTTCTCTTGCTGTAAAAGTTCCTATTGCACTACCTACAGTGGCAAAAGCAGCACCGATAGAAAGCAATGGTCCAAGTGAAGCGGCCAATGAAGCACCTAATCCTTTTGCTGCCGTTGAAGCGGCAGTCAAAGAAGCTGTAGCACCTTTAGCATTGGTTGATAATTGTTTTGTGGCCAAAGAAGTTTTGTTTAAAGAAGATATTGCATTTCTCGCTTCGACTCTTAAGGTAACTATACTTTCAGCCACTTAATTTTTTAAATCTATTTATTATATATTACCTGCTTTTTGCTATTTGACGAAACTTTTCTTCTTTTTCGTTTTTAATTTCATAATAAGCTGCCCAATATAAAAATTCTTCCTCTGTCATGCTTTGTCTTAGTTCTGTTAGTGTTTTTCCTAATTCAACTGCGAGAAACAACTCAAAATAAAGCCAGTTATTTCTCCTTAATCTTTTTTTGCTGTATCAAGGTCTAGCTTAATTTCAAATAAGAACAATTCAATATCATTAAGAACCTTTTCAGGCAGCATTCTTTGTAAATTTATAGCATCAGGTAATGCGAAAGCTTTGGAACCATCTTCATTTTGTGCAAGTTGACAAAGAAGTTGAGTAGAAACCATTAAAGCGTCATCAGAACCCGCAGATGTTTGAGCTCTTTGTCTGTCATATCTAGTTACTGGTGGAAAGTATAATTCAATCTTTTTTCCGTTAGGTAGTTCTAATTCGTATTTACGTCTATTAGACATAACATCACTGAAAGCCTCAGTAATGATGTCAACTGTTCTTTTTGTTGTCATGTAAAATTATTGTATTACCCTAATTTACTATATATCTGAAGTTATGGCACCTGAGGTCTGGAATGTAATGTTGATTTCTTGAATTGAACCAAGTTCAGCACCATATGTTGCATTAGTAATTATTCCAGAAAAACCAAATTTTTTACTACTTGCACTGCTATCTGGAAATAATTCAAATAAAGCGTCTGCAGCATCACCTGTTGTTAATACATCTTCAACAAATGCAAGATAATCAGAGTTACCAGCATTGTCATATATTAGGGTTGCTGAACCTTCCCCAGAGATAAGACCTCCAATAAATGTTTTTGAGGTGTCACCTTGCACTGTAGTTTCCATAGTGTCTTTAGAAATCGAAAGTGACCAATTTCTAAGACCCGATATATCAGCTTCTGTTCCAGCAGCATTGTGAAACATTATTTTACCGACATCACCTTTAAGGGCAGCCATAACAAAAAAAAGAATTATTAATAAATAGTTTAACCCTTTTCAGAGTTTTTTACATCTTTTTTAGTATTTTGTTGATTCTCCATATATCTTTTGCAGTTAGGATCCCACATTCTAGAATCTCTTACACCTTTAACCGCTTCGATAGCGTCTAGCATTTCATCTGTGATTACAAGTTTTGGCATAATTAAAGATCCTCATATATTTCAAATGTTATTCTAATCTGTGTTTGAAATTTACCTTCTGGAGCAGATGTTAAAACTTCTGGTCCAATAGGTGAGTCAAAAATAACATTGGAAACTGTAATATTATTGTAAAGGTCTCGCAACCTTTTGCCAATAACATAGTTAGCACCGGCACCAATACCTTCTTCTGTAAATATATTTAAAAGAACTAAACCAATTAAAGTATTTGTTGAATTGGCAGAGCCTCCCATAGTTAAATAATTACCGGCACCAAAACTTGTCAAGCATTGAACGAAAGTATCTTCTGTTGTTGAATCAAATGGTTGATTGTTAAATACAACAGATATAGCTGGACTGTTTGCTAATTCTGTTGCAACTCTAGCTTCTATTGTTTGTCTGACTGTGTTTAAATCTAATGCAGCCATTATTTACTCCTAATAATTCTTCTCAATTCAGCAGGTATGTATTGTGTAGTTAGTTGTTTGGCTTGCAATTCTGGAAAACCTTTTATCGTTTGTTGTCTTGTCCTATATCTACCTTGCCAGCTTGGAGGTAAAGAAGATGTTGTGCCGTAAATAACTGGTTCAGCATATTCAACACTGTTTATAATTGACCCTTTAAATTTTTGTATATTTGTTTGCCAACCATTTCTTAAATTACCGCTTACTACAGGTGTTGCTTTTTTTGATAATTCTGTCCAACGCAAAGTAGTTTTTTTTACAAGTTTTTGTACCGCCTCGGACATCACATCGTCAATTTGATCTAATCTTATTTGTCTTACCATTATGACCTCACTAATAATTCAAAAGTGATAGCAGTATTATTTTGCTCATTTGTTACAACAGAAACTATTTTATAAACAACTGAACTAACTAAAACTTTATCTTTTGGTGTAGGTGTAAATGTGAGATCACTTGCAGCTATGGTTATTTTTTTATCTTGTGCTTGAATTTGGTCGTTTACTTCAGCATTGTTTACATTTTCTATTGTTCCTTTGACTACAGTGTCGGTATTACTTTCACTTACTACTCCTGTTGTTGTGTTATATGAACCATTGGTTATTTGTCTAATAGTGATATTTCCACCAAGTTTATTTAAACCTTTGCTGGCAACTTTTCTAAGTGATGATGAGATACCCATTATAAGCTATAAGCAATAACAGTTCCACTTGCAAGTGTGATGCTAGTAATGACACCTTCAATCTTACAATTGGATTTTAAGTCAATACTGGTAAGATCACCAGATACATTCTCTGCTACTAATGTTGCAATTTCAGAATCTTTTAATGCTTGAACACAACCAAATCGACCTGTGTGTGCGTCAGTATCATTAATGATTTTGGCAGCTGGATAATAGCTCATTTTTAACTCCTTTTAATAGCAATGTTTCCGGGTCCACTAATTCTCAATCCAGTAAAGTATCTTTCGAAAAGTGGTGGTACTCTATCTGCACCAACCGAACCAAAAAAATTCGGGGTTACATCAAGATTACCAATTTTAACATTTTTAAATCTTCAAGACCACTTAATCCTAAACCATCTCTGTTGTTATTCAAGTAAACAGCCAATATAACTTGTGCCTTTTTAACTTGTTCTGGTATTTCTGTATCTGTAAAATAATCAGTTGATATACGAAACGGAAAGCCTGTTGCGTAAGTGTTTATATAGGTATCTGGTTTTCTGACACCAGTTCTTGGCCATTGCAGTGCTTGTGTATCTGTTACTCTTGCACCTAAAAATCTTTCTCGATCAACTCTTACCGCAGCAGTATACAAAGCTCTATTTTTATTATCGTTTGACGAACCGTCCCATGCGGATACGTCATCATCAAGAATTAATCCTTCAATGATTGAATTAGCGTCAGCTAAAGTTATATAACTATTTGCTGAGGCTCCCCCCACTGTTGCGTCTATCGTGATTGCCATTTGATTTTGTTTTTGGCTTACGTTTTGTTTTTGTTTGAGGTGCAGGAGCTACCAATTTGGTAGTCTCCTGTGCTCTCATTCGTTTAAAAGCGAATATGCCCATTAACTTGCAGAACCTTTAATGATTCCAAAATTAATAACAACCGCTTCAGATAAAGAACCACCAGATACGTTTGAAATAGTAATTTTAAACGAACCCGCAGCCACAGCGCTAACACCAGCAATGTATGAACCGGCAGTACCACCAGAGGCAATTGCAACGAAAGGAATATCTGCAGCAGCTACTTTATCGTTTGTAACTTCAAAAGTTGCTTCTGCAGCAGCACCTAAAGCTGCATTATTCATAGTGATAACACCTGATTCTGAATTAAGTGTTACCCCAGTTGTTTTGTTTGTTGCTTGAGTTACGGACCCACCATTTGTTGGTCCAGTAAGTTTTCCAGCAGTAACCTCAAATAAACTTGGCATGATTAGTTATCTCCTAGTCTTGAGTTGATACGTTAGTAGCTCTAACGATACCAATGTTCTTTGTCTCGTAGACCTTCGACCAGTTGCCTACTGTTGCAAGTTGAGTTCTGTTTGGATTAGTTGTTGTAACTGCCCATTTTGAACCAACAGGATGATAGGTGTAATGCAAGTCAATAGCCATTGCATCTGATTTAGCCAGAATATCTCTGTCAGTTTCAGTTGTTAGACCAGCTTGCTCTCCACTAGCTACTGCACCTGCAGTAAAGAAATATGTACTGTATTCAGTTGATGAACCTGATCCTGCGGTAGAAACATCATCTGAAACAATAACTCTGAGACCACAGTATGTAGGTACTGTATCGTTACCTGCAGTATATGCCCCAGTGATTGAACCACCAGATGCAGTTGCAGAACCACCATTACCATCACTAGCAAGAACGTAGTCAACCATTTTTCTCTCTACAAGATCATAGTAAACTTTGCTGTGCATACAAACTGCGGTCAACTTGTCGCCTTGATCTCCAAGAATTGATCTTGCTTTTGCAACGTGTCTTGGTGATAAGCCTGTTGGTGTATCAGATGAACCACCATCAATCGTTAAGCCAAAAAATGCTGCGTTTGAATCTGTTGAGTTAACAGAACCAAATACACCATCAAGACAAG